TGTCATCGGCGAAACCGACAACTATTCGGTCGATGCGGCTCGCGGCCGGGTGACGGTCCTCGACGGTGCGCCGGGCATCTCCGATGACGACACGATTGAGATCGCCTACGATATCGCGGTCGGCGGCTTCAACCTCGTGGTTGATGAGGAGAACCAAGTCGAAGGCCGGTTGCGCTTCCTTGCCGACAATCCGCGCGGCACCAACAAGGACTATTTCTGGCCTCGCGTGAAGTTGACGCCGGCCGGCGAGTTCGCGTTGAAGGGCGAGACGTGGCAGACGATCACCTTCAACATGGAAGTCCTACAGCCGCAGGAAACCGGCTGGAAGCGCGTCTACATCACCGAGCTTACCGCATAGCAGCAATCGTGCTGTATCGGGTTATCGGGCGGCAGGGACAGCCGCCCGATAGCGCGTCTAGGTCACACGGAGGGACACATGCCATTAAGTGATTTCAAAGCCAGCACCGAGACAGTGAAGTACGGGAACGGAGAAAACGATTTCTTCGAAGTGCGAGCCATCTCGCTACCCGATGTCGCGATGCTGATCGATGTTCACGAGGACGTGATTTCGTTGATCGTCACGATGGTACGCGAGAACAAGGACGCATTTCAGAACTCGCGGGACAACGAGATCACCGATGCCGTTAGCCGGCTTCTCGGCGATCTCATACGGGAGAGCCCGCTTCTCGTGGCGAACCTGATTGCGATTTGCGCCGACGAACCGACGATGATGACGAACGCGAGTCGACTCCCCATCGCCGTTCAGATTGACGCCATTTCGAAGATCGGAAAACTTACCTTCACCGACTTGGCTTCAGTAAAAAAGTTGATAGCCGACGTGATGAGTATCATCCACGGGATTCTTCCGTCCGAGATGAGCGCGGCGGCGTAGAGCTTGTAGGAAGTTGGGCGCGAGTTCAATACTACCATCTACGGAGGGCAGCGAGCCTACTAATCGGGAACGGCTACTCCTCCGCAGATATCCGGCGAATGTCGCTGGCAACCGTGTGGTTAGAGGCAGAGTTCGTTAGGGAGAGGATCAACGCGCTCCTAGGTTCGCAAGCGATCCTCACTCATGCAGCCATCGTAGACGCGATAGGCGGCGGCGAGCATCTGAAGAACGCTTTAGCGGAGTTGGAAGATGGCTGATACGTCCCGCGATATCGAACTTAGACTTCGGGCTCGGGACCTATCTACGGCCGAACTCAGAAACGTGGTAGCTCGTGTAAACGAGCTATCAACTTCTCTCGACAAGCAACTTGCCGCAGCGACTCGACTCGAAGTCAAGGAGCGTGAGCTTAAAAGCACGCTCAACGAGCTTGACCAAGCGGCGAAGAATGTTGCCGGCGTAAGCGCCCTCATTCAACGTTACCAGCTTCTTTCCGAGCAAGTCACCAAGAACAAGGATGCTCTCGATAAGGCTCGTGACGCTTTGTCGGCTCATCAGTCGGCGATGGCGGCAGGTTCAGCCACGGGTGCGGCAGCCGAGCGCCAGCTTAAAGGCTTTCAGAGCGCCGTCAACGCAGCCGAGAAGGGGCTTCAGACTAACGCTACATCGATGCAGCGTTACAACGAACAGCTAAAACAGGCTGGCATCGAAGTTGAACATCTGGCGGAAACCGAGAAGCAACTTGTCGCCACTGCAACTCAGTTGGGCGATGCGCGGACGAAGCTAAACGAGACGATCCGGAACTATCCGGCTATCGAGCGAGCGGCTATCGCGGCGATCAAGGAGCGGCAGGAAGCCGAGAAGCGGGCAGCCGCAGAAACCGCAACGTCTTTCCGGCTACAGGAAGCCGCACAGCTTCGCGCGTTTGAGAGCTTTCAGGCTACCAGCAAAGCGCAGGCGGAAGGCCATGCCAAGGTCATCGCAGAAGTTCAGGCCGGTGTCGCTCAATACAAGGCGGCGAAGGCTGCTGAAGCGGCGGCGTCTATCCAGGCGCAGGAGAAGGAACAACTAGCCGCATTTCAGGCTCACAAGGCGTTCAAGGATCGCACCGCAGAGGCAATGCGGCTACAGCGGCAGCGGTTCGCCGATGAAACCGCTCGCGCTCGGCAGGCTGCCAACGATGTTCGCGATGCCATGCGGCAAGCGAACGCAGTTCAACAGGTTCCCGTACCAACGGCGGGGGCTCAAGCGCGTCCTGGCGCAAGGGGCGCTCAACAGCAGATAGGTTTCCTTGGCCTGCGTCCGTATGAGTTGCAGAACCTAGGGTATCAGGTAAACGACGTGATCGGCGGGCTGGCACAAGGCCAGAACGCAACACAGATACTCGCGCAACAGGGCGGACAGTTTATCCAAATCTTCGGGATGCAGGCGCTTCGCTGGTTCCCGCTCGTCGCTGCCGCTGCCGGCGCTATCGCTGTCGCAGTAGGAGCGATCACGAACGGCATGAGGACCCTCGCATCAAACCGAGAGTTCACTGCTTTTCTGACGGTCAACAAGTACGCCGCCGATCAGAATGTCGAAGCTCTAACTAAGTTGAGGAAGGAGCTTCGTGATCTCGGCGTCGATTGGAAGGATGCCGGCGCGGCGATCTCGTCGGCGGTAGGAGCGAACGTTCGCGGTGATCGTATCCGCGAGCTTGCTCTTACTGCGGAGGCGATGTCGAAGTTCTCCGGTAAGCCGGTTGTCGACTCGGTGAAACTTGTTACCGATGCGCTGAACGGCGGGACAGATGCTTTTGACAAGCTGCTAGAACAGTTCCCGGTTTTCGACAAAGCTCAAGCGGCTCAAATCCGTCGCTGGCTTGAAACCAATCAGACTGCAAAGGCACAGGAAGCGATCCTGAGAGTCCTTAGTGAGACGATGGCGAAAGCTCGCGACCAAGGGATGTCGCCGTTTGAGAAGGAAACCGAGAAGCTACGAACCACATGGAATAAGTTCCTTGACGACCTAGCCGAGAAGGGCGCGTTCAACGCTGCTAACTCTGCCCTCGTCTTCTTGACGCAGGGTTTGACGAACATGATCTCGACGGCGCAAGCGTTCTTCAAGATGCTTGACGCCATCGATACGAAGTTTCCGTGGCTGAAGTACGTCGCGTTAGGTCCTGGCGGGCTCGCGAAGGGCGCTGCTGATCTCGTCGGGATGGCTGCTGATAAACTCGGTTTAGGCGGCGCGGCTCCCGGTGCCGGCCCTTCGACTGCGACAGGACCGTATCCTGATTTCGCCAAAGGATCGAAGTTCGATCCGAGAGGCGTCAAGATCGATACGCCTCAGTTGCAGACCCTTGCTGAAGCAATAGCGGAGGCTTCGAAGTCTCTGCCATCCGGGTATCGGGTTGAAGCTCTCAGCACGGAGAGGACGCCGGGATCGCTTACCTCCAATGGCACGCCTTCGGAGCATGGTTTCGGTCGAGCCTTTGACGTTCGGATCGTTGACGAGAACAATAAGCCTGTTCCTGCGTTGATGACGACAAAGCAACAGGTTTACGATCCGATCTTCCAAGCCTTCGACAAAGTGTTGGTTGATGTCCTGGCGAAGCGGGGCGTCACGGAAGTCGCCGTTGGCGGTACGTTCAAGAACCCGGTAGACGCAGGACATTACAGCATTGGCGGACGTGAAGCGGCTAACACGGCTGGACGTGTACCGCTTGGGCAGGGAGTCGGCGTCACCAGCGGCGCAACTCCTACGCAGGACTCCGTCAGTTCGAAGGTTGCCCGTGACACGCAGCTTGAGGTAGACCTTCAGCGCGCCAACACGAAGGAGAAAGAGGCGCAGCTTATCCTTGATCGCGAGCGGATCAAGCTCAAGGACGAAGGGGTCGCGGCCGACAAGATTGAGGAGCTTGCCCAACAGCGCGTCAAAATGTTCCTGTACGACAGGAACAAGGCTGAATACGAGCTAAAGCAGAACCGCGACAAAGCCGCAGAGTCGGACAAGAACCGGGCTGATACCGCGAAGGCGGAAGCTGCCGGCTCTGCCGAAGTGGCTAAGGCTATCGCGGCAGGCATCACCAACTACAAGGACCTTGAGCAAGTACGAGATCGCGGTGCGGCCGACGAACGCGCTCGCATATCGAAGGAGCGGACGGATCGGGAAGCCCTGAACGAATTGCAGAAGACGTTCGAAAACGATCTTCGCAGTGTTGAACTGAAGCATCAGAGCGATCTTACTCAGGCTCTCGATGCTGTCAACACGAAGTATAAGCAACGGCTAGAGGCTATCGACAAGCTCAAGGATCGCAGCAAGGACCTATCCGACTCCACGATCAGCAAGCTCAAGGAAGAAGCTGAGTTGCTGAAACAGCGTGAGGAGGCGGAAGCCAGAATCACGGCTGCCAGGAAGCAAGGCGAAGAGGCTCTTTCGGCGCGAAGCGAAACCATCCGTTCGATCAACCGGCTTGAAGAACTCGGCGAGATCACGCTTCAACAGAAAGAGGACATGACGAAGAAGGCTTTCGATAGCTCTCGGAAGTCCATCCTTGAGGCGGCGGACGCAATCGAGAAGACGATTGATCCTACCAAGATGTCGGCCACGGAAGTTGAGAAGTGGACGGCAAGGGTCAAGGAGCTTCGGGCTGAAGCCAAGTACGTTGATCCGTTCTGGAAAGGGCTGAAGGACACCTTCACCAATTCGTTCTCTTCGGCCGGCTCGACGTTCTTCGATAGCGTCTCGGAATCCATCGGTGGAGCTATCGCGAAAACGAAGGAGTGGAAAGAGGCGTGGCAAGGTATCAAGAACGCCGCTGCAAACTTCTTCGCGCAACTGCTGAAGGACCTTGCGAACTACATCATCAAAGCGCAACTCGCCAAGCTGGCATCGTCGCTGTTCGGCGGAACGTCCTTCGGCGATTTCCTGGGGCTCGCGAAGCCGGCAGCCACTACGGCGGCAACGTCGGTTGCGACGGCAGGGACATCGGCAGCGGCAACAACGTCCTCCGGTATCTTCGGGCTCGGGTTCCTGGGGCTGCATGGCGGCGGCGTTGTCGGGCAGCGTCCCGAGAGCGGCCGGGCTCCTGCGTCGTGGTGGGCAAACGCTCCGCGATATCACGCTGGCTCAATTGTCGGCCTGTCGCCGGATGAACAAACCGCGATCTTGAAGAAGGGCGAGGAGGTTCTAGCCTCCGATAGTCCGCGCAACATCCTGAACGGCGGCGGCGGGTTCGGCGGCGTATCGATCCGCAACGTCCTCGTTGATGATCGCGCCAAGGTTCCCGAGGCCATGATGGGCGCTCATGGGGAGCGGGTTGTGATCCAACACGTCATCCGGAATGCCGCGACCGTCCGAGAGCTTGTCCGGTGACGAGGCGTGAGGCTGTGGCAGGGTTAAGGGAGGGGGGTAGCTACTACCCTACCCGGAAACCCCTTCCTGCGCTGTACGGGCTTCCTAGAGGGTTTTAGGGTATGTCGGCGATTTGGGCGACGGACACGGTTGTTTCGACTATCGGCGGCGCAGTAACCGTCCTGTATCCTGGCGATCAGGTCCCTACCGAAACGACGTGGTTGAGCCCTTCCGGACAATTCCGTTTGTGGTTTCAGGCGGACGGCAACTTAGTTTTATACGACGAGTCTACCTCCGAAGCTATTTGGGCATCGGACACCGTAGAGATGGACGCCGATACCCTGATCATGCAGGAGGACGGCAACCTTGTGATCTACACCGGAGGAATTTTCGGGACTCCGCTATGGTCAACCTCTACATCTGATCACGAGGGCGCGTACCTCGTGCTTCAGAACGATGGCAATCTTGTCATCTACGATCTTGTTGGCCTTCAGAACTACGCGGTGTTCACGGTCAAACCGGATTGGGGGCAGCCGATCTCGGAAACGCTGGAATGGTTTACCAGCGTCACCGAGAGCCCGAATGCGGTTGAACAGCGGATGGGACTTCGGGTAAGCCCGCGTCAAAGTTTCGAGATAGGGTACGTCCTGTTCGGTCCTAAGCGGACCTACTTCGATACGTTGACGACGGCCGGCTCGGGGAGTCCTCTCTATCTGCCGCTATGGCACGACTGCGGTTTCCTCGATACCGACGTATCGGCCGGCGCGTCCGCCCTGAACATCGATACCCGATGGACTGAGCTTCAGAACTGCCGGTTCCTCGTGCTGATGAAGGATGAGTTCAACTATGAACTCGCCGAGATCAGCAGCTTTACCGACTCCACGATCACGCTTAGCGGTCCTCTCGTGAAGTCATGGCCGCTCCGGACAACGAGGGTCTATCCGGTAAAGCAAGTCTACGTTCAACAGCAACCGAGTGGAGATCGTTTCGCGGATAAGGCTGCCCGGTTCCGTATGCGTTTCGTATCGATGGAGCCGAACAAGTCGAACGCGGTGTCTCCGCTCGGCATGTTCTTCGGGAACTACGTCCTTGAGACAGAGCCAAACGAGGACAATTCCCTCCGGTACAGCTACGACCGGAAGATGTACATCATCGATGAGAAAACCAGCATCCCTATGTTGTCGGACGTAGCACCGTTCATTTTGCAGACTCACAACTGGTTCGCGCATGGCCGGCAGCGGGCTTCACAGTTGCGTGGCCTTTTGTACGCGCTGATGGGACGCCGCGTGCCGATATGGGTTCCGACGTTCTACTCGGATTTCGAATTGATCGGTGATACTGCGGCCGATGAAACTGAGTTGAGCGTGAAACGTTGTGGATATGCGGATGTCGGCGGACCTTTCAAGAACCGAGAATATATCCTCATCCACATGCGGGATGGAACTCGGTTGTACCGGAAGATCGTAGACGCCGCTGTTGTCGGGGTTGAAGGAGACTCCGAGCGGCTTACGATTGACAGCGCACCGACTCACGATCTCACTCCGGACAACGTTCTTCGTATCAGCTTCTTATCGTTCAGCCGGCTCGATCAGGACACAATCGAGCTAACGCACCACACAAGTTCGAAGGGGATGACGACCAGCAACTTAGTTTTTAGAACCGATCCGGGTATCGAAGGCGTGGCGAGCGAGACGATATTTGAGCTTCCGCCGTTTCCGCCAGGAGACGATGATCATCCGATCATCGATCCGTTCCTCATACCTGATCAAATGCTGTGGGGTTACAATCCGTTTGGCGCGAGAGGCGTTGCCGAGCCGCCTACTCCTGATAATCCGGCGTACAACACTGTAGCTTGGCAGATGTTTCGAGATGAAGAAGATGTCGGGTTCCCCGCCGATCTTATAGTCATAGATGTCGGAAACCATCTGTTTGAGCTACCGCTGTTCGGATCGTTCCGGGTTTCGTTGTCATGCTTTTTCGAGTTCGATTTCGGCATACCGAATAAAGTATTTTTCAGGATCGTGTTCAACAACACGACCTTGGACCCTATCGAGACGAGCGTGACGATAGACGATATCGCTGATGCCGATATCTTTCACGTCGCAGGAGACGTGTACAGATTGGTTTCGTCGCTGAACTTGCCTTCCACGGGAAGACAGAGCATCGCTGCCGTCGTTGTTGATCCCGATCTCCCTGTTACCATTGAAGCGCAGTTCAGAACGGAAGGATGGGTAGCCGATACCGGCGGTCCTATTCTCGGTATGAACATTTTCGCTTGCGCCAATCCGGAGTCCGCTCCCGTTCCATACTCTGAAGGGGATGCGTTCATGACAATCGAGTGGTGGAGTCACTAATGGCGACATCAGCCTACGAACAACATGCCTTCTCCGGTCGGCCGATCCTGTTGTACGAGTTTTTTCGTACCTCAAACGGCACGACATTCTATTGGCGGTACAACAACTCAGATCGCGACATATTCTACAACGGCGCGAAATGGACTAAGACGAACATCTCCGATGACGGAGTTCGTTTGAGTTCGGAAGCCGCTAGTGCTGATCTCGTTGTTACGATGCCGATCACCGAGCCGTTCTGCGACCAGTTCAGGCTCTCGGGTACAACGCCTTCAGATACCGTGTGGCTGCGTGTGCGCCGGGTTCACGTTGGCGACATCGATGATATCGACGGGGATGCCCCTACCGTCCTTACCGATGCTCTCCTGATATGGCAGGGAACCGTCAACGGTATCAATCAGACGGACAACCTTACGGCCAAGGTCCGTTGCTCTATGGTGTCTGCCTCGCTGCGTCGTAGCGGCTTGAGGTATGGCTATCAAAAGAATTGCCCTCATATCCTGTACATGCTCAACACATGCCGGATGAACAAGGCTGACTTCCTCATACCAGCCACGGTGACGGCAATCGACCGGCTGACGATCTCGGCAGACGAGTTCGGCGCACAGGACGATGGATGGTTCGATGGCGGGTTCATTGAATACATTCTTCCTTCCGGCATGATGGAACGTCGTATGATTGTTACTCATGTCGGGAACGATATCACCATTACCGGATTGCCTGTAGGTATGGCTGTAGGAGACGTGATTTCTTCTTACCCCGGATGCAATAGAACAATCGATGTCTGTGTAGCGAAATTCAACAACCTTGCAAATTACGGCGGTTTCCCTCATAGTCCCGGTAGGAATCCCTTCGACGGAAACCCGGTGTTCTGATGACTGTTCTCATTACTCAAGGTCAAACCTGGGAAGCCTTTGCAGAAGCTTTCCGAAACTTGGACTACGCGGTTCAACGAAACGCGGTTCAACGTGTCTTCATGCACAAGAGCCAGATGATCGCCCTCGATCCTATGAGGGAAGAAGTCATGGCGGAAGTCATGACGTGGAATGTCGGCCCGCTTCGGTACGCCGGCCCGACGAAGAAGCCGCGACATCACGATCATCTTTTGCAGCGGCATATCCGTTCTCATCAACCGAAGAGTCGGCGTCCGTAGATGCAATTTCTTTTCGCACTTGGTCTACTGATCGTCAGCTATACGATCACGGCTCTTACAGCGAAGAAGCCGACAGTCACTACGCCTGCGCCGGCTACGCTGAACGATTTCAACTTCCCGCAGCACGAGGAGGGTACACCGCAGACAGTTGTATTCGGAGACGTTTGGATAGACGATCCGTTTATCCTGTACTACGGCAACCTGAGCAATCAGGCGATTCGTACCTCTTCAGGCGGCGGGAAGAAGTGAGCGACGAACTACTAATTCACGTCCGACACCTACGCGCGGCCGGTATGTGCAACCGAGAGCCGCGCCTTTGGTTTAAGCGCCACGGCTTGAGTTGGACTGAGTTCGTTACGACAGGCATTCCCGCTTCTCGGATACTAGCGACATCCGATTCCCTGGCTTACCCCGTGGTTGAGATCGCACGGAAGGAAGCTGCCAATGTCAACAGGTAAAGGCGGCTCGACTTCCCAAGTCACCGGCTATCGGTACTTCATGTCTCTGCAACAGGGTCTATGCCGTGGTCCGGTCAACGTGCTGTATGAAGTTCGAGTCGGCGATCTTTTAGCGTGGTCGGAAACGTTGTCGGCTTCCGATTTCTTCGAGATCAATCAACCGAACCTGTTCGGCGGCGATCAGAAGGAAGGCGGTATCGACGGCACCGCGAAGCTGTTCATGGGGGAGTCGACTCAGACCATCGATACCATCATCACCGACAATATCGAAGGCGGCTTTCCTGTACCGGGCTGGCGAGGCGTTACGTCCGTCTTTTATTACGGCCTGATCTCTTCGAACAATCCGTACCCGAAGCCCTGGACCTTCAAGGTAGGCCGCACGACTGCCGGATGGGATACAGACGTATGGGAATCGGGGCTCGCGTTGATCCCCATGACTTCCTCGCCGTTGACGTTGATAACTTTCAATACGCAGCCGCATTCCGGTGATTCGATTTTCATCGGAGAGGTTGAGGTTGACTTTTTTACGATTGTCTCAGGTCCTCCATTTACCAACGTTCAGATTGGTGCGGATGCAGAAGCCACGGCTGCGGCGTTCGGCGCAATGTGCAACGCGCAATCGTCCTCTCTGTATGATGTCAACGCCACGGTCAACGGGCTGACTGTCACGCTGCTGTTCCCTGCCTCCGTAGATGTTCACTATGGACATGGAGCTTTTACGAGCATCAGCAGTGAGGGCGGCGGCATCAGCGCCATGAACCCTGCCCATATCCTATACGAATGCCTCACGAATACGATATGGGGCAGAGGGCTTCCAACTGAGTTTATCGACACGGCTACGTTTCAGTTCGCCGCACAGTCTCTCTACAACGAGGGCTTCGGCCTTTGCATGAAATGGAACCGTGAAGGGAACATCGATTCTTTCGTCAAGCAGGTGGTTGATCATATCGGTGCCGCGCTGTTCATTGACCGGCAGAGCGGGAAGATCAAGCTGAACCTCATCCGTGACAACTACGATCATGATTTGCTGGTAGCCTTCACGTTTGAGAACGGTTTGCTCGACGTGATTGAAGACGAGGTTACGTCAAGCGATACCTCGTTTAACGAGATCATCGTGAAGTACACCGATCCTGTGAGCGGTAAGACCGGATCGCTTCGTGTTCAGAACCTCGCATCGTTTCAGGCTCTCGGTTCGATCATCAGCGTGACGGCGGAATACCCTGGACTGCCGACTGCCACGCTCGCCGCTCGCGTCGGGCAACGCGATCTTCAGATGAATGCGAGCGACATCCGGAAGTACAAGCTGAAGTTTGACCGGGTAGCTTGGTACATCAATCCGGGTGACGTGTTCAAGATCAACGTTCCGGAACGTGGTATAGAGAACCTGATCGTGCGGGCTGGCGAAATACAGGACGGCCCGATTGACGATGAGACGATTACGATTGTCGCCATTCAGGACGTGTTCTCCCTGCCAGATGCTTCATTCGTTACGCCGCAGCCGTCGTATTGGGTTCCGCCTGATCGTACAGCGCGCGTCATCGATAGCCGGCTCGTTGACGAGATGACGTACTACGATCTCTCCGAGTCCATACCGCCCGGCGAACTCGGCGTGATCACAGAAGACACCGGGCTTACGAAGATATTCGCCGAGCCGCCATCCGGGTACTCGACGGATTACGTCGTAGCCAGTAAGACATCCCTTGAGACGGACTACGTTGAGCGGACCATCGCAGGGTTCGACGCCGGGGCTGAGCTAACCACAAGTATTCCGCTGCACTCCACTGCGTTGAACTTCGGGAGTGTGACTAACTCGTTTCTGATCACTGCGACCGGGATACCGATCCTCCTTGTGAGCGCAGACGATCCGACACAGCAGGAGTATTGCGAGCTAGACGCCATCGATATAGAAACCGGGACAGCAACTCTCAAACGTGGCTGTATAGACACGGTTCCTCATGTGTTTATCACCGGGGATAAGGTTTGGTTTCAGACCAACATGCCGACGAGCGACTTCCGCGACTATTCGACGGGAGAGATCGTTGACGTGAAACTGTTGACGAGGACAACGAACGATAAACTGAGTTT